CGCGCTGACTTTGAGTCTTTCTTAGCCGAGAACGGGATGAAGCCAGACAAAGATCTGGTGGTGGGTGGTGACATCGGTAGGGCTTACATGGACGTGGGCGGCAAGCAGAAGCTTGTTGGTTGGTATCAAGTTTGGCTCGATCAAGAGGTGCCCTTTGGTCGGTGCGGTGACCGCACGATCAGTAACGATGAACCGATAGCTAAGTGGAAGCCTGAGAACTCAGAGCGCCACCAGATGACGCCAGAGCAGCGGGAACAGATACGGTTGCTCAGCGAGCAGGCAGCGAAGGACAGAGAAGAGAAGCAGGCACAGGCTGCAAAGCGAGCCAAGGAGCTGTGGGACAGTTACCCAGAAGCCACAGACGATAACCCATACCTAGAGCGCAAGGGCGTGACCAACCACGGTTTACGGCAAGACGGCGACAGATTGGTCATACCAGTGCTCGATGCCAAGCTGAAGATCGCAGGACTCCAGTACATTGATGACGCTGGCGGTAAGAAGTTCTTGGCAGGCACCAAGAAGAAGGGATCGTTCTTCGTGATTGACCCCAGCTCAATGCGTCAAGCGCACACCATTAACTACGTCGAGGGCTACGCAACAGGGGCCAGTTACTTTGCAGATTTAGGCCAACCAGTCGTGGTTTGTTTCGACGCCTTCAACCTATCCCCAGTCGCTGAGACGATCAGCGGTTACTTCCCACAAGCCAAGCACGTCTTCATCGCAGACTTCGATGACTCGAAGACGGGTGAGCAAGAGGCGATAAAAGCCGCGCAGGTAGTGAGGCGTATCGGCGCTCAAGCCGAGGTGTTGATGCCGCAGAGCAAGGGCGACTACAACGACCACGCCATCGAGGGTGAGTTGATGCCTGAGCTGAACAATGTGGAGGTGCCAGTCGAATACGACTGGAACAAAACGGAAAAGGGACGGCTCCTGAACACCAAAGACAATGTGCGCGGTGTCTTGACGGTGAACCAGATCGATGTGCGCTACAACGTGATCAAGAAGAATATGGAGATCATCATCCCCCACACCGATTTCATTGCCGATATGCGCGACGAGTCTGCACTGATCGAGATCGAGGATCGCTGTATCCAGATTGGTGTGCCGCACATGAAGGTGCGTGATTACCTGAAGCTCTTGGCACGGGAGTACAACCCAGTGCGGGAGTGGATGGAGAGCAAGCCGTGGGACGGCACCAGCAGGCTGGCAGACTTCTTAGCAACCATCACCAGCAGCAACGAGCCACTCAAAGAGATGCTGATGACGAAGTGGCTGGTTTCCTGCGTAGCAGCAGCATGTGAACCGAATGGCGTGGCACTGGAGGGCATACTGGTGTTCCAAGGAGCGCAGGGATTGGGCAAGACGCTGTGGTTCAAGCGCCTATGCGATTACGAGAACGGCTGGTTGTTGGAAGGTGCAACACTGAACCCCAGTGACAAGGACAGCGTGAAGCAGGCAGTGAGCCACTGGATTGTGGAGCTGGGTGAGATTGAATCGACCTTCAAGAAGAGCGACATCGACCAGCTCAAGGCGTTTGTCACCAAGAAGAACGACGAGCTGCGCCTACCTTATGACCGCGCCAGCACAACCTACCAGCGCCGCACGGCCTTCTACGCCTCCGTCAACGCCCGTGAGTTTTTGACCGATACCAGCGGCAACCGACGCTTCTGGGTGGTTCCCGTCACGGCGATCAACGCAAACCACGGGATCGATATGCAACAGCTCTGGGCCGAGGTCAAAGAGACGCTGTACACGAACACTGACTGGTACTTAAACCATGAGCAGCGAGAGATGTTGCAGGACTCCAACGAATACTATCGCACCCAGTCTAGCGTCGAAGACCTGATCCTTGAGCACGTCCATTTCACTAGCAAGAACACCAGCCCAGTGCAGATGACAAAGCTGCTGAGAGACCTCGGAATAAGCCAGCCAAGGATGCCTGATATCAAGGATGCGAGCAGGGTATTAGCAGCCCACGGGCTGGAACCGCGCAAGAGTAACGGTAAAAAAGTGTACGACTTGGACTATACGAAGGTCGAGGTTGGCAATGCCGACAAGTTTAGTGGAGCTTGGTCGAAGGATTTCTAAGGGTATCTAAAAAGGTGCCCTTGGAAGAGTTGGTGTAAGTGATTGATTTGTATGTAGTTATTAACAGGGTAGGGTAGGGTACTACTATTTAATAATAATAATAATAATAGTATATAGCCTATAGGCAGTAGGGAATACGGGTATAGGTTTTTCAAAAAGTTTGAGGCGCTGTACCCTCACCCTCGTACCCTGATGAGCTTGGAGAGCGAGATGGATAAGTTTGAGTGGGACGATGACGCGAGCGAAGACCAGAACTTCAGAGAGTGGGCTATGATGAATGCAGATGAACGCGAGAGCGTAGGGCAAGCGCCTCTTTCGGAGAAAGAGGCGCGGGGGTTGTTTAACGAGCTGAAGGAGAGCGGATGGCTGACGATGTAAAACGCAAGCCGGGTAGACCGAGGAAAGAGCGCAAGCAGTTGGTGGAGACACCGCAAGCTTTCCTAGCGGATGACGAAGCTGGCATCACAGACATGCAAGCGGCTTTCGTGTGGCACTACACGGAAGGCGCGTGTGGGCAGACGGAAGCAGCGCGGAGAGCAGGGTTCTCGTTTCCTGCGAGCGCAGCAACCAAGATGCTCAACGGCAACGACTTCCCGAAGGTGACGCGAGCGGTTCGGGTGAAGCAGGATGAGCTGCGAGAGAAGTATGCGATCACGCCGCAGAAGACTGGATCGATGCTGTGGAAGATAGCCGAGACTTCATTCGAGACGGGAGCGTACAACGCTGCGGTTAGTGCAGTGAAGGAGCTGAACCAGCTCGCTGGCCTCACGATCCATCGCAGTCAGAACCTGAACATCAACGCAGACTTGCAGAAGATGACGAAGGAAGACATCAAGCACAGGCTCAACGAGCTGCTGGGCGTGGACGGGGAGATGAGCGATAAGGACATGTGATGATGAAAAAAAAGGTTCTTGACGCTTGTTGTGGCGGTCGAATGATGTGGTTCGATAAGACGGATGATCGCTGCCTTTTTGCTGACTGCCGGTCAGAAGAAATGCAAATAGATCATCTGCCATCACAAACTGGACGCAGCGCCAAAAAAGTAAGGCCAGACAATATTCACGACTTCAGAGATATGCCTTATGAAGACGATTCGTTTGTGCATGTCGTTTTTGACCCGCCTCATGTGCGTGGCATCTCTTTATCGTCCGTTACAGGTTTCAGTTATGGTTCGCTGGATAAACAAACATGGCAGGAGGATTTGAGGGCGGGGTTTTCTGAGTGCTTTCGAGTGCTTTGTCATGGCGGCACATTGATATTCAAATGGAACGAGGTGGACATTCCGCTGTCTCAAGTTCTGGCGCTGACAGATCAAAAGCCTTTGTACGGGCACAAGTCAGGGAAAAAAGCGCAGACGCATTGGGTTGCTTTTCTGAAATCTGATACGAAGGACTAACCTCGTCGGTTTGATGTATTCGCAGAATGAACATCGTTCTGGCCCCGCCTCCCGCCCAGCCCCTCAAAATCTCGGAAAAATCCCGATATTATGTTAAATTGAGGGGAATCCTAATGAAATCAATGCGTTACGCGCCGCGTCAGCGGCGCTCTGGTTGCGCCAAGATTGCGTGGCTCTGAGCAGGGCCGATACGGGCTGCGTCAGCCTCCACCCTCGACTGGTTTATCGCGCACCTGACGGCCCACAGCGCCCTCTCAGCCGATCCCGTGCGCGGCAGTAGGAACCCTATGGGGTCGGAAAAAGCCTGAGAGATCGACCTGTGGCGCGACCCCCGCACCCCCCTATATGGCGAGCGCGGCGAGCGCGATAGCTATAGCAAGGTTTGGCGCACTCAGTATCCAAAAATGTGTATGCGGAAAGGTAGGAACCCTACCCACTCGATTTTTGCTGGAGAGGACAAAAATCTGGGGCTGAGTGGGCAGGGTTGGTCGGAGAGACCAAAGAAAAGGTAACCCCCACAAAATTTTATTTCTATTTTTTTTTCGCATAAACTCGCCCGATGGCTGATTCAAGAAACAAGGGTGCGACATTCGAGCGCGACATCGTGAAGCGCATCAATGCGTTTGCCGATCAACACACCCTTGGTTTTCAGTGCAAACGTAACCTCGACCAATATCAAACCGCTGACCTGTGTGACATACAGATCCCGCGTCACTCGATTGAGTGCAAGGCGTATAAGTCTGGCTGGTGGTATGCACCCGCTTGGTGGGAGCAAGTTTGTGCGGCTTGTGGCGACAACACGCCCGTTTTGATATACAAGTTCAACAACAAAGCGATCAGGGTATGCCTGCCGCTGTACGCGATTAACGAAAACATGGCGCGAGATAACTCTCGGACAGCGGTTATCACTCTTGACGAGTGGCTTGATCTGCTAAAAGAGAGCTTTGACGGCCAACGAGAGGCTGCGTAATGGCTGGCATGGACGATATCGACATTTTTGGCTACAACCTCGGCGGCTCCGTAGGCCAAATGAGCCGTCGCCAGCGTCCGAAAGGCGGGACGAGTTTGTCTCCAGCCCAACTTGCAAACATCGGAGCGGCTTTTGCAGACCCTTTGGGCATGGTTGACATCACTGGCGAGTACCCTGAGTTCCCCGCAGCGGGTGTTTCTACTGCTGAGATGGTTATGCAGGGGCCAAGATCGCCCAGTTTGATGGAAAATTTGCGCGAAGGCGACTATGGGGCAGCGGCGCTTCAGGGTGTGGGGGTAATTCCCGTCGTTGGAGGCGCTGCGAGGGCCATTCGAGGCGTTGCGAAGGGTGCAGACCGTCTTGCAAAGGCTCAAAAGGCTGGTTTTGACACTGAAACGGTGTATTACCACGCGACGGATAGGTTTGCAGACTCAGAATCTGGGGAATTTGCCCAGTTGCGCCCTTCAGCAAAAGGAAAACTCGGGCCGGGCATTTATTTATCGCCTGATGCCAGTTACACGCAGAAATATATCCGTCGATCTTACAGATCAGACACTGAGGAGCCGCCTTTTGGTGAGGGTGCCCGTGTTTTGCCGGTTTTTGTGCGCGGCAAGGTAGGTACTAGAGAAGATTTTGCTGAAGCCGTCGAGAGCATCAAGAAAAACGCATCAGACAAAACAGATTTTGCAGTGATCAAGCGCCAAGCCCAAGAAAAAATGGCAGACGATGGGTTTGCTGGGTTCAAGGTGCAGGATGAGCTTGTCATTTTCGACCCCAAAAACATTCGCTCGGTGAACGCTGAGTTTGAAGACCTTGATTCGCCTGAGTTGTTGAAGGCGAAGGGTGGGGCCATCGACATCAACGACATCGATATTTTTGCGAGATAGCTCATGAGCATTAAAAAAGCAATCATCAGGGCGCAGGTCAACGACATTGGCTTGTACAGCAAAGCCGAAGATGTTGCCGAGAAGATGCGGCAAACGAAGGGCCGTGGTGATGATCTAAAACGATATTTCATGAAGCAGGGGGTGAAGGCCGAAGAGCTGGAAGCCCTTGGCTTGAACGATCTATTCCGCCAAGAAAGGGTGACTCAGCAAGAAATTTTGGATCGTATCGACTCAAACCGCATTGAAATGGAAGAAAACGTCAGTACAGGGCCAGCGGAAGGTTCTTATGACTTTGAATACGACGAAGAAGACATCGATATTGAAGAAGCGTATGGCTCCGATTACTTGAGGGAACGAGCGGAGGATCTTCTTGATGACATGCTTGATGCTTTCTTGCGTACAGACAACATCGAAGACTACGCAAGAAGATACTCCAATGATCAAGACGAGTTTTTAGAACTTGTAGCTCTGATGGAGTCAGTTGTTAATGGCGAAACGGATTTCGACAAGCTTCCCAGAGCAATCCGCAACGACTTGTTAGACGGCGCAGAAAACGAAGCCATTATCGAATACGAGCAAAATCCAATCCGCAGAATCACAGTTCAAGTCACCGATGAAAACGCCGAGACACAAAACATAGGAGACATGCCCGGCGCGGCTTTCAGCTATTCGCTTGTGGGCAATGAAGACTTCGGCTTTGCCCTAGATGGACGAGAAAGGAACAGCGTCCCAGACAACCTTGTTCGCCAGATAGATAACGCAAACATTTATGACCCAAACGAAGTGGTCGTGCAGCTTCGAAGTATCGCGGAAGAATACGGCGATATAGAGGGACTTGCTCGGGGCGAGACACGATGGGGCGAGTACACCCTAGACGGTGGCGAGAACTATCAAGAAGCGCGGCTTTCTTTGCCCAGTAGAGGCAAAGAGAGGTTCAGCGAGGGTGTTCACTTCCCTGATGACATCAACAACGTCTTCCACATTCGCACCAAAGACCGTGAAGGGCCGATGGGCGAGAAAATCTTGTATGTGGAAGAGGTGCAGTCTGACTGGGCGCAGCAAGGCCGTAAGCAGGGCTTCAAAAGCCCAGAGGTCGAAAAACAGGCGCAAGAGGCCGCTAGGCAACTGTTAGATGAGACACGCCCACTTCTGGACGAATTGACCCTGAACGACAATGTTCGTAACAGACCAGCCGAGGGTACGGGTTTCGCGGCGACGTTGACGGAGCTTTTGGAAGCTGGAAACCAAGAGCGGCTTGCTCGAATAGATTTATCAAGTAACGAATTTATTGAAGCTGACGAGAGAGACAAGTTTACAGAGTATCAACGCTCTTCCGCCTTGGATGCTGCTGGGAACATCAAAACTGCGCTGCAAGGCGCTGAACAAAGGGCAAGACAGGCGGCAAGCAACATACTCGATCAAGAATACCTTGACGGGTTTACGCAAGAGCAAAAGTTAGAGGCGCTTACTAATTTCATCATTCAGCGGAGGCACCCGGTAAACCTCCCCCAGATGGAACTAGACCTCATTAGGCGAAACATTCGGTCTGAAGTCGAGCAAACGCTGGAAGAAAAACCCGGTCGCGTTGATCAGATGATTTTGTCCGAGGCGAGGAAGCGCGGTGAGCTTCCTAAAGACGCTTATAATGATATGTCAGGGCTTCAGTTTGACGGCACCAACCCCAAGTTCGAGGCAGCTCTTGTACAGGCGAAGAAAGAGCAGCGCGACTATTTAGCGGGTATAGGCGTTGACCCGATGCTTTACTCGAAGCTGCAATCTGCGTTGGACAAGGCTGACCCAGAGGGCGCTAAGCTCAAAGCTGAACAAATGCAAAGGGGCAAAGCAGACGTAGCGCCATTTGTATTAGATACCCAGTCTTGGAACAAGCTGGCTATTAAATACATCTTCAAAAAGGCTGCTGAAGAAGGTTATGACGGCGTGAGCTTTGCGCCAGCAGACGCGCACATTGATCGTTGGGGCGACGAGGGCTTGCGGGTTCAATACGATGAAAACATACCAAGGGCCATCGATAAGGTTTTCGGCAAAGCGCCAATTATCCCGTCTAACCGACCAGAAACAATGGAGGTGGATGGTTACGAATCCCAGATTTACCACCTAGACAACCTAACGCGGGACGGCGATAGCATCTTCGAGAGGATGAAAGACCCCAACACCATGTTCGGCTTCGCCCCACTGCCGTTGATGCTGCCGCAAGGTATCGCTGGTTTACAGGGCTTGTCTCCAGCGCAGGCAGAAGAGCAAGAGCGCAAGGTGCGCGAGCTTGAGCGTACATTCCCTGACGCTATGCCCAGCGAAAGTGCAGGCATATTAGGGGCGCTGAAGGGCGCAGGCGAAGTCGCTTACGAGGGCTTGTCTGACTTGGTTATCGAGCCTTTCATGGGCATGAGCGGTGCTGAAGCTGCGTTTGAGATGGGTGCTACACCAGAAGAAGCTGAAGAGGCTCGCAGAAAAGCCGCTGCTATGGTTGATTTCGAGACCTCATCACCGACTGGAAGACGCTACAAAGAGTCTTTGAAGGGAGGCTTGGGCGCTCTAGGAGACTATCTGATGGGTGAAGGCGAGATGGGTCGCACACGATCAGGGATGCCGCTTGGCCCCAGCCGCGATCCAGCTCAGTTGTTGTTCCAAGAAGCGTTGGTTCCCGCAGCGGAAGCTGTGACTGAGGGTGCTCTGGGCATTATCGGCTTAGACCCACGGGATACGGCTGAAATGGAGCGAGTTCGACAAGAGGCGGCTAGACCGTTCATCGAAGCCGTACAACCTATTTAGGCACCTTCACAAACTCCGCCGTCACCTTCACCTCGACTTCTTCGTCTTGGTGAAGGGCTTCGAGGATCACGTCTTCGATCAAGTCTTCGAGCACATCTAGGTCTACCAGCGTCTTCACGCTCACTTCAGCTATTATCGTCATCTTTCGCATTGATCCCCCG